CCTTGTAGGAAGTATAGCAGGATATAATTATGCACCAGAAGACTCCCCTCCAAGCATATTAACTGATGCAAACAACAGAGGGGCAAATGCAAATGTATCACCAGACTACAATCCTGAATTTTATGAAGATTTTAAGCAAGAGTATGTAAACGAGTATGGAAATAAAGAAATATATATTGCTTACGGAAGTGGCGATAATTTAGATTTGTGGTCGGGTCCACATAGAACAGTTCTTAATAAGGCTGAGATTACTGTAAAAGGTGCAAGAAAGATTAAACTAACTTTGGCTTCAGCAATAAGCCCCCTAGATTCAAACCAAAGACGGGGTGTTTATAATGAAAAGATAAATTTTAATCTTGCTGGGTTGACTAAGAGATGGACTGGAGAATCTAAACCAATTCTTTTTAATGAATTAATAGATAATTCAGAAACAAAAGGAGTGAATTGGGTCGCACCCTATGATCCAACAAATTATTTAGGATACAGCAAAGAGCAACATTCAGGAGTTTGGGCTATGACAGAGAGAGTTAAAGCAGAACAAGCTGATATTGCTGAATCTCTGAAGAATATAAATCTAGAGTCTCTAGCCTCTCATTTAGGAGAGTTTGATCTTCACTCACTTATTGTTGATACCTTAAGAAGTTATATACAAAAAGCTACGGGAAACCCCAATGTAATTGTTTTACTTCCTAATCTAAACCTTATTTGTCGTAAAGTAATTAATGAGATTGCTAAGAATGCTAGAGTTGAGTGGAATACACCAGTTAAGTTTCCAATATTTTTTGGGGGAAAGGCCCTGGAAGCAATAGTAGGATATCAGGTAAATACCACAAGGGTTAGAAAGATCGCATTAAAAGAAGAGTTTATTAGAAAGTTCTTATCAAGCTTTGGTTTAGAGCTTTTTAGTATGCCAAAAGGTACTCAGTCAATTGATGACCAAGTAACAAAAAACATGCAAAAAATAGGGACAACTGCTGCTTTGGCCGTAATGCCGATAGGGATAATAAACAATAAGCTTTCTGTAGAGAAGAAGAAAACTGCAAACAAAAGATGGGAGTCTCTTTATGAGGATAGAGATTACTTTGCTATTTTAGAGAGAAGTAGTAAAAAAGGTATTCCAAATCATAATGAAACCATAATGAATGTTGTTAATAAAATCAAACAAAGTTCTCAAGGAGAGTATCCTATTAAGTGGGGACAGTTCACCGAAACTGAACTAAAGGTTCTAGACTTTTGGGCAGGACCAAATTCAGCGGGTTGTAGCAACTACCCCTTGTTTGGTGGGTATCATAAATTTGATGCTAAAAGGGAGGCTATTATTGTTGGTGATATTGCTCTTATTCAGCAGTATTTATATGCTAAAGTTAATTTAAAGGCTGAAGCCGAGAATTTATCAAAGCTTAAAGCTTTAGCCACTGCTGCTAAATCCGCTAGAACAAAGTATAATAAAAACCATGACACTTGGGATGATTACACAAATTCATGGCAACTAAAAAACACACTAAAAACATTCGATCTGGGGTCTTTTAAAGCTTCTCTAAAGAAGGTAGGAGCAGCAGCGGAAAAAGTAATAGAGGCAAAAAAAGAAAAAGATCTAATTATGAAGAAGGCCATTGCGGCTGAGGAAACAGTATTAATGAATATTCCACTTCATCCTTTGGATAAAGTAATCTTAACAAACTCTTTCTACAATAGAGATATAAAAAATATCATCAATCCTCCGTCTACTACAAATTTAGTAGGATCTTTTGGAGATATTTCTGATCTTCCTGATGAGTTTGGGTATGATCAATTTTCAGAAGAGAAAAAACAACGAATACGAGAGGAGGCAATTTCTGTTTTTAGATATAACACTACAAATCCTAATGTTTTAGATATGAAGTTTAATCATGTAGGAGTATATTTAGGGGCTTTACAGGGAGGCTTTAAAAAGATGGTTCATAGAAAAGCTTCTGCGTGTGCCAGCGGAGTTCTGCCTATAGGAACAGGAACACTTCCAATTACTGATAGACTCATGGCTGCTGCATTTTTAAGAGCAAACGACTACTCTCTTGGATTGGGAGAAGAAGATAGAAAAGAGTTAGTAGGTGAGTTAGCTAGGCGTATTAGCCCTGAATTAGCCGAATCCTTGGAAAGCGATCCTCTCACAGGAGCAGACGCTATCGCTGCAATGCTGGATGAAGCAGAGGAACATAAATTAAAAGGGTATGTTGAGTTTGACCAAATGATGCCAGGAAACCCTAATCAAGTTATGACCGTGTTTGCTGAAGAAATGTATAGAAAAGCAGTACAGATGAATATTACCACTCTTCCTGCTTTTCATTTATCAAAGATGTCTACCTTTGATAGTCCTGTTCTTCTCTTCGCACAGGATGCATCTATAATACAAAGCCAACCTCCTTCACAAAGTCCAATGAATTCTTTTTATAGTGGCTCATATAGAATTGTAGGATTTAAGCATACCATAAATACAACTACTGCTAATTCACAATTTAAATTAAGTAAGAACTCAGTTCCAAGCGAAGCGAAAAAGTCGATAGAGGCGAAGAGTGATGAATTTGCGGTTGCCGTGGAAAAAACGGAAGTGGAACTCAAGAATATAGGTACTACTAATGGATAGTAATCAACAAATAATTTCCTTAGCGGAAGTTAGAGAACGAGCCGATGCAACTATGAATGGTTGCTTTAAGGCTAAAATCTATGCCTTAAATGAGGCTGAAAAAGATATTAATTATATTAGTCCCTATGCAAGTAATGGGGAGGGTGCCTTTATAGCTATTCCAGAAGAAGGGACGGAAATTTTAGTTTGCTCTCCTCATGGATCTAGTGAGTGGTACTATATGGGAGCAACATTCTCACCTGAGCCTGGGCAAGTTGATGGGCCTACAGTTCCTGATGGGGGAGTTTCTCCTTTAAGTAGAGTAGATCCAGATAACTATAAAGCGAGGGGTATCCCCATGAGACTTACTTTCAAAAGTGTTAATGGTGCTGGGCTTACTATCTCTGAAGAGTATAACCCAACATTTATTAATAAAAAGACAGAGCTAAAATCCACTGTAAATAAGACCTTAACTTTGAATGATAGTCCTGCAATAGATGCTATCGTCTTGGATTCAGGAAATGGGTCTAAAATTACTCTTACGGATAATCCTCAAAACCAAAGTACACCGTCACGGGCACTTCAAGTTGAAACCGTTGGACCACAAAAGTATATTAATGTGGGGTCTCAAACAGATATCGTTGTGGTGGATGGTAGAGAACTACAAATGCTTAATAACTCTACAGGATCTAACGCTCCGAGTGGAGAACCGAACCTTGCTGGAAATGTTAATATTCAAAGTAAGTGGAAGGATGTGAATGTCTTCACCCAGGCAGATGAGGGTAGAATTTTCATTGAGTGCTTACAAGCAAGTGGTAGCAACCAAGTTATTGAGATCCAAACGAATGGATCAGGTGGAGCAATTAGGATTAAGACAAATGGTAAGGTCGATATTTCAGCCAAAAATATTGGAATTGCGGCTACTGAAAATATAGATATAAAAGCAGCGGGTAAGGTCAATATCGAAGCGGGAGGAGATCTTAGCTTGAAGAGCGGAGGAACTGTCTATTCAGATGGATCTCCAAATATTAAGTTAAACGAGGGAGGCTCTACTGCGGCTACTCCTGATATTGGTAATGCAGAAAGTATATATGGAAACAAGGGAGTAACTACATACTAAGAGGTAATCATGGCATCATTTGATTTAGAAACATTTTTAAAGGTCCAAGGACAAACAGGGACAGGGGCATTCCAAGCTTTAGGGATGGCTTATGGAATGCCTAGTTGTATGCTTAACTTAGCCGCAGGGGCTATGAACCTCCTACCAAGCTCTGTCCTTAGTGATATGCAGAACCAGATTAACGCAGGTAAAACAAAAGCTAATGAAGTAACTAAAGAGGTCTTCAAGAAGCTGATGCTTAATACAGGTATTATTGAATTTGATACGGAAACGGGATTGCTTAAGTTTGGTTCGGATACGGCTTGGATGGGTATTGACAATGATGATAACCAAACTAAGAATAATTTATCTGGCCTTTTAGGAGCTTTTCAGTATGCTGCTTCTTTTGGAGCGCAAATCTATCAGAATTATACTGATATTACGAATCAGATTGATGCGATTAAAGACTGCTTAGATAAGTTTAATCAACTTCAATCATTCCAATCTGGAACTTCTGCTGATGAGAAAGCTACCTTATCCCCAGAGCAAGCTGATGAGTTGTTTGACACGGTGTACGCAGGAGATAAGTCTAAATTAGAGTCGGCTTCTCAATTTATTTCAAAGTGTAATGACAAAATATCTGAAATTAATAACATTCTTAAGGCTAGAGCAGGAGACCCCTCGTTAGAGCCAAAGCTTTTAAACAGTAGAGAATTGGACCCTTTTCTTGATAAGACGAACTTCGTCCGAGTGTCTATGCAAGACCCTGAGGTTGGAAGAGAGCAGGAAGAGGTTTTCCGCTTAACTTACGGACCTCCTATTTCCACTGCGGGTCAGTATGTGTTAACTTCAGATGGTTTATATTATGATTCTCAGACTGGAGGATTGGATCCCGTATTCTTAGCAATTTCAGGGATTGTACCTGTTGGGGATAAGTGGACATATGATTATGATCCCAATTTAGGAGGTAAGGGACAAGCAGTTTCTATTAAATCTTTGAATCAATTTACGGACAATATGTTTGATCCGAACCGTATTGATGATAGTAGGGGTCTCCAAGTTTATTATGATGAAGATCACTTCTTAGCTGTTCTAAAACAACAAAGAGATAAGCATGTATATGATTTATCGGGAGACTTAGCTTCCTTCATTGATGAGTTTGGTGAGGGTTCGTCTATTGTAAAAAATCAGCGAAATTTAATTATCTCTGATATTGCTAATCATAACAGTAAGATTAGTAGAAGGAAGAAACAAATTGAAGTTGCTGTTAAGGTTCCCCAAGTTTACGGAGAGGAAGGACAACCAAGATTTGCTCCTGGAAAAATTCCTATTAATGATTTTTCCTACCTTTCTGATTATAATTTAGAAGTAGATTTTGAAAAGCAGCACTCCTTAATATTTAATCAAGCAGATGTAGATGGGATTGTCCTACCTATTAATGCTAAGTTTGCAAGGGTAAGTTCAAAACCCCCGTCCCTAACCTTTGATCAGTTAAGGGTTCCTACTGTAGGTAAAGGGAGTATTTTATATTCTCCTTCCTCCACAAATGCGGGAACCGTGTTGTCCTTGAATGATCAGATTGTTTATAAGGATCTTATCTCTATCTATAACTTCTTAGAAACTAAAATAGAGCTTCCGTCTTCCTTGTCTTTCAACTTGACAAACTGTGCTACGGAGGATATGTACAATAATGCTCAACTTGTAGGAGCCTCAAAAAGAAGTGTATTTGTTTCTGGTCTAGGGATTCCTTATTTAGAGGGTATTGTGCAGAATAAATCAACTGACCCTGCGGCAGCGTCAGCACTCGGATCGTACATTAAACTCCCAGACACAAAAGAATACCAAGATCTAACTTATTCGTCAATGGGATTCACCCTTGAGTGTTGGGCTCATGTTCCTAACATTATGGATGGGGGTGTGGGATGGCTAAGTGCGACTGCATCCTCCCTTACGAAGGTTCTATTAGCAAGTGATAATGTCGGTGCTGCATCGGGGGTATCCGCTATTTCTCATACTGGGGAGGTGCGAGACTTAGATTATTTAAAAAATAATAGAGGTGAGGATTTTGTTAGAGGGATGGTTTGCGGGTTTACTAGAGATAGGCGTATTACCGAAGCAGGGTATGGTATGGGGCTTTCTGGGTATAGCAATAATAACTATGACAATGATCCTGCTTCCTCTCTAAGTTTCTTTATTGCTCCTACACAGTCTAGGGATCTCTCGTCTGCCTCTTGGATTAATCGTGATGACTGTCAAGATATTCCAATTTTTCACAATATGAAAGTAGATCTCTCAGCGACTGATTTTGGGAATGTGTCCTCACAGTTTGTTTTGATAGACATTGCTTGTGATCCTATTAATAACAAGATAAAGATGTTTGCTGACGGGACGCTAGTTGCAACCTCGGCTGTATCTGATGTATTCGGAGCAGAAGTTGGAATTCCACCGAGTCTACCGAACTTCAAAAAGAACAATAGCTTCCAATACTCCTCTACAACTGTTGATGGACCTCAAATTCTAAAGCAAGGACCGCTTCTTTATCCCTTCTATACCCCCTGGATTGTCGGTGGTGGATACACAGATGGAATGTATGAATATGGAAACTTCTTAGGTGGAGATCGAGGAGGCATTACAAGTGGTCTTCGTGGTCATGTTGGAAGCTTAAAGTTTTACTCTAGACCACTAGATAATGGTGAGATTTTGAAAAACTATAAAGCCCAAAAGGGCTTCTTCAAGAACATTAAGATGTAATGGCAGCTAATCAAACAGTATCAGTTTACGGAAGAATACCTCCTAGGTATATAACACAAATTCCTACAGCTAAAAGGCAAGAGGTATATGGTTTATGTTTCCCTTTGGGGTCTGCGAATGATGGAGGAATCTTTTCTAAGAAGACTGGAATTACTATGATTCGGGACGCAGTAAAGCAGATACTTCTAACTGAGCGAGGTGAGAGGCTTATGCTACCAAACTTTGGATGTAATCTAAGAAAGTACTTATTTCAACCATTAGATGAAACCACCTTTGAGGGTATTAAAAGAGAGATTCAGTATTCGTTTAAGAAATATATTGTGGGAGCAAATATTGCAAAGCTTTTAGTATACCCCTTAGGAGAAGCAGGACCAGCAGGTGGGAACTCCCTGAAAGTAGTTCTATCTTTACAGCTAGATTCTGCTGATTTAGAACAATTTGATGTTGAGGTAGATATATCATGAACTTTTCAGGAACTATAGCATCGGACTTTATGAAGTTAGCAAATATCCCTGTTAACAAAAGACCTTCGCTTATTAATTTTGCAGCAACGGATTTTCTTACTCTAAGAGATTCGTTAATTGATTACGCTAAAGCAGTGTATCCTAGAGATTACAAATACTTTGTTGAGTCTGATTTAGGGATGATGTTCCTAGAGCTTGTAGCTTATATGGGATCTGTAATGTCTATGAAAGCTGATATGCTGGCTAATGAAAACTTCTTGGCTACCGCAAAACAGAGATCTAGTGTTAAAAAATTACTAGAGCTTATTGGTATTCGTCTAAAAGGTCCACTCTCTTCTGCTGCCGATGCCAAGCTAACTTCCCCAGTAACGGTGGTTACGGATGTTGTCCTCACCCCTGCAACTAGAATAATTGAGACTCTTTCCCCTGAGGATGGTGGAGCTTTGACCTTTACTTTATACAAGGTTGTTAATGGGTTAGTGGATACAGTAAATACTGCTGGTCAAATAACTCTTGATGTTACTGAGGGGTTAGGATCCCCTGTAACTGTGTTTGAAAACTTGGTTTTACAGGAAGGTGCTTTG